TCAAGTTCCAGTCCGAGACCATCATGGAGACCTTCCCTGCGGCAGGGCCGGTCAAGACCAAGATCATTGGCAAGGAGACCCCGGAGAAGAAGGACGCCGCCATCCGCGTGGCGGATGACATGAACTACCAGCTGACCGAGGTCATGAAGGAGTACCGCCCGGAGCATGAGCGCCTGCTCCTCTCGCTTGCCTTGGCGGGCAACGCCTTCAAGAAGATGTACTTTGACCCAGCTCTCAACCGTCAGACTGCGGTCTTTATCCCGGCTGAGGACATCATCGTCCCCTACGGAGCTCCAAACCTTGAGACGACCGACCGTGTTACGCACCGCATGCGTAAGACCAAGAACGAGCTGCGTAAGCTTCAGTATGCGGGGTTCTACCGGGACATCGACCTTGGTGACCCGATCCGCACGATGGACGAGGTTGAGAAGCAGAAGGCAGAGGACCAAGGCTTTTCGGCGTCGATGGACGACCGGTTCCAGCTCCTTGAGATGCACGTCAACATTGACCTGCCGGGCTATCCCGACGTCGATAAGGACAACAACGAGACCGGGCTCGCTCTTCCTTATGTAGTGACCATCGAGAAGGGCACCGGGACGATCTTGGCGATTCGGCGCAACTGGCGAGAAGATGACAAACTCAAGGAGAAGCGGCAGCACTTTGTGCATTACGGGTACATCCCCGGCTTTGGCTTCTACTATTTTGGACTTATTCATCTCATCGGCGGCCACTCTAAGGCAGCCACCTCGCTCCTGCGCCAGCTTGTCGATGCTGGAACTCTCAGCAATCTTCCGGGTGGTCTCAAGTCACGTGGCCTGCGTATCAAGGGCGACGACACCCCCATTGCTCCCGGAGAGTTCCGCGACGTAGACGTGCCTTCGGGTGCGATCCGCGACAACATCTTGCCCCTGCCGTACAAGGAGCCGAGCCAGACGCTCTCCCTCCTGATGGACCGGATTGTCGAGGAAGGACGCCGCTTCGCTGCGGTGTCGGACCTTAAGGTCAGCGACATGTCTTCGCAGGCCCCGGTCGGTACGACGCTTGCCATCCTTGAGCGTGTTCTCAAAGTGATGAGCGCGGTGCAGGCCCGCATCTATTACACGATGAAGCAGGAGTTCAAGCTCCTCGCGGGCATCATCCGTGACAACACCCCGGATGAGTATTCGTACGAGCCCGAGGTGGGCAGCCGCAAGGCCAAGAAGGCTGACTACGATGACGTGGATGTCATCCCGGTCTCGGACCCGAACGCGGCCACGATGTCGCAGAAGATCGTGCAGTACCAAGCCGTGCTGCAGCTCTCGCAGACCGCTCCGCAGATCTACGACTTGCCGAGTCTTCACAGGCAGATGATCGAGGTTCTGGGTGTCAAGAACGCCGACAAGATCATCCCGCTGCCGGACGATGCCAAGCCGCGTGACCCCATCACCGAGAACATGGACTTGATGACGGGCAAGCCTGCCAAGGCGTTCATGTATCAGGACCACGAGGCCCACATGCAGGTCCACATGGCTCTCATGCAGGACCCGAAGATCGCGGCGATGATCGGGCAGAGCCCGCAGGCTCAGCAAATGCAGGGTGCCATCCAAGCTCACATCATGGAGCACATGGCGTTCCAGTACCGCCGTGAGATCGAGAAGCAGCTTGGTGCGGCCCTTCCCCCGTTGCCGCAAGGTGACAACGAGGACTACGACCTGCCGCCTGAGTTCGAGGCCCAGCTCTCGCAGCTTGCTGCGGTGGCCGCAGCGCGTGTCTTGCAGAAGGATCAGGCCGAGGCGCAGGCTCAACAGGCCCAGCAGCAACAGCAGGATCCGCTTGTACAGATGCAGATGATGGACCTGCAGATCAAGCAGTTGTTGGCGCAGACCAAGGCGCAGCAGGCTCAGATCGACGGTCAGATCCGTATGGCAGAACAGCAGCGCAAGACCCAGAAGGACATGGTGGACGCTGCCGCCAAGCTCGATGAACTTGAGCTTCGTAAGGCCGAAGCCTCTGGACGACAGCAGCTTGAGGCGGCGCGTCTCGGCGTGGACATCCAGAAGGACAAGGCGGCCCTTGCGGCCAAGCAGCAGATTGAAGGTGTACGACTCGGGCTTGATATCGGCAAAGCACGAGACGACGTGGACATGCGTCGTAGACAAGCCGAGCAAACTCAACAGCCAGAAGGCGGGAGCAGTGAAGCATGAGTTATTCCAACGCTCTGGAATACTTGGACGCAAAACTCCAAGAAGAGCGCATGTTGATCGTAGACACCCTTATCCAAGGCAAATTGGACGAAGGTGAATACAAACGACTTTGCGGGGCTTTACAGGGTCTTGAACTCGCAAAGAATCACATCAAAGACCTTGCAAAACGCTTGGAGCGCGATAATGAGTAACATCAATGTAGAGAAGACGCAGGAAGAGGCTACCAAAGCCAAACTTCTGCCAGAACCCAAGGGCTTTCGAATCCTGTGTGCAGTGCCACACGTGGAGGAGGAGTTTGAGGGCGGCATCATCAAGGCGGATGACACCAAACGGGTCGAGGAGCAGACGACTGTTGTTCTGTTCGTCGTCAAGTTGGGTAACCTCGCCTATAAAGATGCCGAACGGTTCCCGACCGGTGCGTGGTGTAAGGAGGGGGATTTCGTGTTGACACGACCCTATTCCGGCACCCGCGTGGTCATCCACGGACGTGAGTTCCGCATCATCAACGACGACACGGTGGAAGCGGTGGTTGAAGACCCCCGTGGCATCCGTCGCGCATAAGGAGTTGTTTTTATGCAACAAGAAGAATTTAAGTTCCCTGATGAAATTGAGACCGAAAAGGTCCGAACTTCAGACGACATCGAGATCAAACTCGAAGATGATACACCCCCCGAGGACCGAGGCCGTAAGCCCCTGCCAAAGGACATCGTGGACGAACTGGACAAGGACGACCTTGAGGAGTACTCCGAAAAGGTCAAGAAGCGCCTTGGTCAGATGAAGAAGGTCTGGCACGACGAACGCCGTGCCAAGGAAGCCGTCGCCCGCGAGAAGGATGAAGCCCTCCGCTTTGCCCAGACCCAGTTTGAAGAGAACCGCCGCCTGAAGCAGCGGCTTGGGGTGGGTGAGAAGGCTTACATTCAAGAGGTCACCAAGGCCGCTGCCAACGAACTAGGTACCGCCAAGGAGAAGCTCAAGCAGGCTTATGACTCTGGTGACTCCGACAAGATTACCGACGCGCAGGAAGCCCTGACGGACGCCAAGCTCCGCCTTAAGGAGTACGAACGCTTCCAGCCCTCTTTACAAGACGAGCCAGAAAGAGTACAACCCACACAACAGGTTACGACGCCGCCGCAACCCGCTGACCAGAAAGCAGAAAACTGGAAGGCAAGGAACACGTGGTTTGGCGATGACGAGGAGATGACCGCCCTCGCACTCGGCCTGCATGAGAAGTTGGTCCGGTCTGGTGTCGATCCGCGTAGCGATGATTACTACCGACGAATTGACGAGACCATGAGGAAGCGCTTCCCAGAGTCCTTCGAGGGCGATGAGGAGACGACGACTCAAACGAGGGAGCCTGAGAAGCCCTCTCGCACAAAGCCAGCCAATGTAGTGGCTCCGGTAACGCGGGGAACCGCGCCGCGTCAGGTCCGCCTGACATCGTCTCAAGTTGCGCTTGCCAAGAAGCTTGGCATCAGCAATGAGCAGTACGCACGTGAAATCATGAAACTGGAGAACACCAATGGTTGAGAACAGATTGGCTCGTGAACTCGAAAACCGAGAAGCAACGCAACGTAAGATGGCATGGACCCCGCCTCAGACGCTCCCTGAACCGGAGCCGCAAGATGGTTGGGTCTTTCGCTGGATCCGGACCAGTATTATGGGTCAAGCTGATCCCTCTAATACATCCGCAAAATTTCGGGAAGGTTGGGAGCCTGTAAAGGCCGAAGATCAGCCCAAGTTGATGATGCAGTCCGATCCGAATAGCCGGTTTAAAGGCAACATCGAGATCGGCGGGTTGGTGCTCTGCAAGGCTCCGGCTGAACTGATGAAGCAGCGTGATGAATATTACGCCAAGCAAGCTCAGGCTCAGATCCAGTCTGTAGACAACAACTTTATGAGGCTGAACGACGAGCGTATGCCGCTCTTTAGTGAGAAGCGTTCGACTACGTCGTTCGGTAAAGGCAAATAACTTCTTTTTTGGAGTAATTAATGGCATATCCTACTGTTGACAAGCCGTATGGCTTGAAGCCGATCAATCTGATCGGTGGGCAGGTGTTTGCCGGGGCAACGCGCCAGCGTCGTATTGCGTCCAGTGCTTCGAGCATTGGCTACGGCGATCCGGTTCAGTTGACTTCGAGCGGCACTATTTCTGTTTCCACCTCGACGACGACGCCCCCGGACGCTGGCTTTGCCGGTGTGTTCTTGGGCTGCTCGTTCGTGTCCACTGTGACGGGTCAGCCGACCTTCTCGCAGGCTTGGATTTCGGGTACGGCGGTGAAGTCTGGTACGTACGTTACGGCGTATGTGGCTGATGATCCGAACACCCTGTTCAAGGCTGTGGGCGTATCGGCTTCGCTTGTGGTTTCGACCACGAGTGGATTCGTGTACGAAGATATCGGTGCTAACGTTGCATTGGTTGACGAAGCACTGAACACGACGACGAACGACTCGCAGCGGGGTCTCCTGCTGTCTTCGGTTGCGACCACCCGGTCTCTGCCGATGCGTATCGTTGATGTGGTCGAAGACACGGCGTTTGTTTCGAGCGGCACTACCTACTATCCCGAAGTTATCGTGAAGTTCAATGCACCGTACCTCACGAGCGTTTCGTTGATTGTTGGTGGTCACGCTTATAACTGC